TTTATGTGCAGTGTAAATCCTCGCGGGTTGTTCGTGTTGATAGCCACGCCGTTGTCAGCGTAAAAAATCGCGGTGCTATTCGAGACGGAATTGAAATACACGCCGTCGTTCCGGGTTGAGAAAACAAAACTGCCGCTGTTTGTGGCCTGTGCATAGCGCCCCATGGCGATCGCCATCAACCCGGCGGACGCGTTGTTGTATCCGCCGATTATGGTGTTGAAACTTGCGCCGGGGAGAATCGTGTTTCCCGACCCGGAAAGGATAGAACTCAAAGCCACGCCGTTACTCATCCAGTTATGCACACCGCCGCCGATGAAGTTCGCATAGCTGTCATAGGTGTCTGGGTGTGACGCCGAATTGCTTAAAGATATGTACCCACTGCCGAAGATGCGGTTGTCGCCGCCGCCCACGATGGCGCTGAAGTTTTGATTGCTGCCGATTTGATTTCCGTCGCCACCGATCAGTGCGGCATAATTCACCGACCCGTCCGGCTGGTCGGGCCTAACTGCCTGCGGTTTGGAAGTGGTGGGGTAAATTTGATTGCTTGTGCCGGCGGTGATGAAGCTCCAGTTGCTGCCGTAAAAATACCCGTTGGTGAGCACTCCTGAACCGCCCGCAAAAAACGCATTCGAGGTCGCTGTAATATTCGTGGCGGTAATGTTTGTCGCCGTGATGATACTGGCCAGTGACCATGAACCTTTTTGCAATGTCGCGTTCGTGCCGCTGCCGTTCGAGTTTTGGATAAAATTTAATTGCAGTGAATTTGTCGCCACAACTATCTGCGCGAAGAGCGCATTGCTGGCGATGAGCGTCGTATTGCTCGCGTAAAGTCCCACGCGGTTGGTGCTGGCGTTGATGTAAGCATTCACGGCGTTCGTCGCGGCCACCACGTTGTTGCTGCCTGCGAGAAAAACGGTGTTCGTGGCGGTGTTCAACTGCGTGACGAGCGCGTTGCTCACGGTCAAATCGGAATTGCTCGCGGCGAGCCACAACCGGTTGGTGCTGGCGTTCACGTAAACATTCACGGCGTTCGTGGCGCTCGCCACGTTGTTGCTACCGGCGAGAAAAACGGTGTTCGTGCTCGTGTTGCCGTAGGTCACGAGGCTGTTGCTCGCGCTGGTGATGAGGTCGGCGGTCTGCCCGCTGGTGAGCGGCAGAAACCCGAGCGCGTTGGTGACTTGTGTGAAAGTGGGCGCGGGGTTCGTGCCGTAGTTGCGGACCACGAAGAGATTGAACCCGCTCATCCAAAGATTCGTGACTTCGTAAATCGTGCTGCTCGAGTCCGCGACTTGGAAAATGATTTTGTGGTCGAGGTCTTGATACCAGTTGATCTGAAGATTCGTGGCGGTCACGTCGCCGCTGCTGTTCGGCGTGAGGCGCACGGGCAGGCCGATGGTCTGCGCGGGCGTGCCGTCGGCGAGGATGTTGGAGCTGCACGCCTGGATGCGGAAGGCGTTCGTGTCTGCGCCGCCGCCCACGGGAAGCGTGTAGCGGAAATGGACGTTCGCCGCGTGGCTGGCGAACGCGAAAAGGGAAGCCAAGGCGACGAGGCGGAGGACGCTCGCCGCCTTGGCGGGGTGCGCCGGACGAATGGCGCTTGCGGTTTTGGGGCAAGACAAGTTCATTTGAAATTTACCTCGATGATTTTTTTGCGGGGTTTCGGCAGACGGTATGCGATGGCCGTCCGTAGGCGTGCGGCGTCCACCTGCTGCGGCGAGAACCAGCGCACGCCTTTCGGCCAGTGGTCGGGCACTTGAAAGCTGTATTCTTCATGGTTTGCCTTGCCGCTCATGTGTCTTTTCCAGAAACAATTTGCATCGCCCAAAAATCGGTCTGCACACTTGCCGCGTTGTCGCGGCGCTTCACCACCCGATACGTCACGGACTGGCCGAACAATCTGAACTTCACCTTGTCCTGCGATTGAATCCCGGCGGCTTGCTGGTCGTCGTAAACGTGCAGGCAAACTACTTCGCGGGCGTCCTCGCCGAGTTCGGCCTGCACAATCAGCGGGTCAACCATTTCCAGCTCGGCGGTGAACCACGCGCCCGTTCGTAGGTTCTGCACCGGGTCGCTCGTCCACGCCTGCCGCTCGGCGACAACCGACTCCAAGATGTTGGTGATTTCGGACATCGCGGCGTTAGCGGGCGCGCGGACTGGCCGCGCGCCCGCCTTGGTCGTGCCTAGGGACTGTTCAACTTGATGCCGTAAACGAGCGTGTTCGTGCCGTTAATCGTGCCGGTGTTCACCACGCGGTCGGCGCGCAGATATCCCACGCCCGCCACGTTGAAATTCGAGATCACGGTCGTGCCTGCGCCCGTCGTGGTAATCGAATAGGTGTTCGTGGTGTAGTTCACGCCGTCCACGCTCGTGCCGAAGTAAACCACTTCGTTCGTCGAGCCGGTGCAGGTGAGGGCGATGGCCACGTTCTGCTGCTTCAGCGCGCCGAGGACGTTGCCGCTGGTGAGGTTGCTCGTGCCGCCGCCGGTCACAATGGGAACGGTGAGCGACTGGTAGTCGTAGCGCGCGACCTGCGCGCGGGCGGACATTGCCAGCGCGAAAACCGCCATGATGAGGATGAAGAATTTGTTTTTCATATTCGTTTGGGTTGGATTTTGTTTTTTGTTTTGACCGGCGGGGTTTTACGCCCGCCGGTCACAGTGATTACGCGCTGGTGATGAGTGCGCCGACGGAGGTGTCCAATTTCGCAGCCCCCAAGACAGAGTCGAAGGATGCGTAGTAGGTTCTTTTGTTTGTATCGAACCACAACACGCAGGCGATGGGCACGTTCGCGCCGGGGATCATGCCGGTGCTGACGGACAGGATGCCGCCGGGGATGCCCGAGCCATCAATGATGGGCAGGCCGTTGATGACGCCGATGGCTTGCGGGTCGCACGCGAAGCCGCGCACGTTCGCACCTGCGCCCGTCCACTCGGTGTTCAGCGCGATCAAGTCCCAGCCGAACGCATTCGTCCAGGTGTTATCGCCGCCGCTCAACGCGACTTGGAAGAACGTGGGGACGTTCGTGAGGTTCGCCAGGTATTCGCCGTCGAGCAGCAAATTCTTGGTGTTGGCCTTCTTCAACTGACCCCAGAGCTTCTGGAGTTCGCTGAAGCCGAACGCGCCGGGCGCGCTGACCACGCCCGCGAGCGTGGCGTAGTTCGCCGCCGTGATGGGCGCGGTGGCAATCTGCATCAACTTGCTGCCGAGGCTGCGGAGCTTCGGGAGCGCGAGGTCTTCCATGCGGATGCCGGAATTCAAATCGCTGTTGGTGAGGTTCATGGATGCGGTGTATTGCGCCACGCTGATGCTGACGGCAGTGACCGTCGAATCGCCCGTGGTGAAGTCCGTGGCGTTGGTCTGCACGTCCGACCCGTCCTGCACGCTGGTCGTGAATTTCATCACGCCGGTGGCGAGCGGCTTGTACGGGTCAACCGAAACGTCGCGGCTGAACGCTTTGAGCGGCGCGAACTTCGGCCCGGCCTTGATGGTCGCGCCCATGATGAGGAAGTTCGTGGTGAGGCTCGCGGAGTAGCTGTTCGCGTTCAACACGCCGGGACGGCAGCCGTCCTTGCGGTTCGCTTCGGCCATCGCCTGCGCGTAGCTCGCCTTCAACGCCTCGTAGCGCGCGGTCGGCGTGCTGTGGGCTTTGAAGATGTTTTCGACGGTGGTGGTGGGCTTGATGCCGAAACCGTTGAGCACGGCGGATGCGCAGATTTCAACTTGACCGACGCCGAGCGGGTCGCTGGCGACGTTCGCCACGGTCAGCGAATCAATGAAGGCGTAAGCCTTCGCTTCGTCGGCGAGCGCCATCGTGATGATGGTGTCGAGCTGGTCGTTCTTGATTTTGTTTTCGGCGCGGCGCGTCACTTCGGCGGTGATGCGGGCTTTGCGCTCGTCGGCGAGCTGCGCCTTCACGGTGGCGAGGGCGTCAGTCGGTTTGGTTTCGGGTTTGCCGGCGGCAACCAGCAGATTCAACTGCTCGTCGGTCATCGCATCGGTCACGGAGACGCCCCACGATTTAAGCAGGGCGAGGATTTGGGCTCGTGTCATAATGTTTTTGGTGTTGTTGGTTTGTGGTGGTTTTGCCGTGCCCTGCGGGGGCGCGGAAATGGCCGCACCCGGCGCTTCAAGCGGAGCGAGTGCGTTGTAAATGTTGTGAGGAATGTTTTTGCAGCGATCGAGCCACGCGGTCGGCAGCGAGTGCAGGCGGTCGGTCACGTCGAGTTCGCCGGTCTCGTCGGCGAGGCCGTAGTCCACGGCTTGCGAGCCGCGAATCCACGTCTCGGCGGCCATGTCGGCGCGGATTTTGTCAATCGTCTGGCCGGTTTCCTTCGCGAGAATTTCGGCGAGCATTTCGTCGTGCTGGCGCAGCATGGTCACGGTCTGTTCCATGTCGTCGGCATTGCCGCCGCAATAGCAGCTCGCGCAGTGAATCATCCAGATGGCCGAGTCCGGGCTGATAACCTTGCTGGCCGCGAGGGGAATGACGGATGCGATTGAACACGCATAGCCATCAATGTGCGCGGTGATGTCGGCGGCGCGTTCTTTGAAGGCGTTGTAGATGCCGAGTCCTTCTTGCACGCTGCCGCCTTCGGAGTTGATGTGGACATGGATTTTCTTTCCCTTGGGAATCGTCGCGAGGGCTTCGCGCGTTTCTTTTTCGGTGATGCCGCTGTCGTCCCACCACGAGCCGCCGACTGCGCCGCTCAAATAAACGTGCGCGGTCTCGTCGGCTTCGTTGCGGACTTCTAATCGGTTTTCGCCTGAAATCTTTTCCAGCCCGAGCGACTTCGCGGTCTCGGCGGGCATGGCTTTGGCGCGCACGATGGGTTTGAAATTCATCACGCGCACGCGCCAGCCGTTGGAAAGTTTGCGATTGTGTTTTTTCATGCGGGGATTTCGTCGTTCTGGTTTTCGGTGGCGCTGCCCTTCGCCTGCTGCATTCCCGCGCTCACGCGGGCGGCGATGTCGTTCTCGTCCACGCCGTATATCGCGGCGAGTTCCTTGATGAGCGAGGCTTCGAGCGCCTTCTGGTCGAGCTGTTCGCGCCAGTCCTGGCCGCTTTCGCCGTAGATGTCTTGGAAGGTGCGCAGTCCGCTTTCGAGTTCGCTGACAAGTGCCTTGGAGTTGCGGCCCACGTCCACGTTCGGGCTGCGCGGGGAGCGAACGCTGACGTTTTCGTAGTTGTTGAAATCAAAACCGCCGCGCAGGACTTCGCGGTCGTAATCCTGCGCCCAGCCGATGACCCAGAAGAAAACTTGGCGAACGGCGGCTTGCATGACGGCGCTGCGGCTGCGGAAAAACGCAGCGGCGATGTCGAGGTCGGCGCGGGCGACCGTGCCTTGCATGGAATACGGGATGACGAGCAGCTTGGAGATGCCCACGCCGGTGCAAATTTTGCTCGTGAGATAATCCCAGTGCTCACGCTCGGCGAGGCTGGGGCGGTCAGCTTGAAATTGTTTGATGCTGTCGCCGTGTTGCAGCGCAATTTCGCTCGCGCCCATCTTCACCTGATAAAATTCGCCGGGGGCTTTTTGCACGGCTTGCCCGGCGGCGTTCACGGAATTGATTTTCAGCCCGACTTGCCGCGCGCTGCGCGTGGAGAGTTCGCCGGTGCGGTTGGTGGTGACGTTGCCGAGCGTGGCGGCTTGCTTGGCGACTTGCATGGTGAGGATTTGCAAGTCGTCGAGGTCGTTCAGGTCGTTCATCACGGGCGTGATGAAGGGGAGGCCGCGATACATTCCGGCGCGGGACGGCTCGAAGATGTGGCACACGTCCACGGCGCGAACGAACTTGAACATGGTGTCCACCTGCGGCGTGTATTCGTTGGGCTGGGCGATGTTCACCCAGATGCCGGTGGCGCGCCCGTGGGCGTCAATGCCCACGCCGTCCACCACGCTCACGCCTTCGCTGTTGGCGAGGTCGGGCGGGGTTTCAACGCGGTGCGATTCGACGAGTTGAACTTTCAACCGG